AAATTACTGTTTTGTAATATTTCAAATACATATTCGGTTACATTATCTAATAATTCATTTACATCTTTTTGATTTTCTTCAGGTACTTCGCTACCTGCAACTAAATCTGCCCATCTTGCAAAGTTAGGAACAATACCTGCTTGTAATCTACTAGCAAATTCTTGTACACCAACAACTGCAGTTTCATCAAATATTCTGTCATTACGACTTCTGCCTATTGTTTCACTATAAAAACTTTCTCTTTGTGGTAAGCAATACTCATAACAATCCTCAAAGGTAGGATTCCATTGGTCTTTAATGGCTAATGCTTTTTTATACCGAGTCATAAGTTGTTTTACAGGAGAATCTTCGGGATTTATATCTGCTGATGCGGGTTTATAATCTACTACCATATTTTACCTAAACTTTTTATTTATCCATTTGTAACAAAAATATACACCTAAACCTAAAAGTATATAACAAATACCATCAAACCAAGATAGATTGTGTGCCCAATCTAAAGTTTCAACATTGGGCATATTAGACTCCTAAGGTATCACGTGTTTGTAAATTACCTTGTACTTGAAATCCTTGACCTCCACGTCTACCTGATAATAAACCTCTTCTACCACGGGTACCTGATGCTTGTGCTACTCTATCCTGAAATTGCTCTTCTTTTAATTTACTACGTTCAGCCATTTCTTCTCTTCTTGCGGCGGCTCTTTGTCTACGCAAAGATTCATCTTGAGGTGGTGGTGGTGGGGCAGGTGGTGATGGGCTACTTCCTACACACATTATCGTCTCCTTTCGTATATGCTTTTAGGTTTTAAATTAAAAACATTAAAATTTCTTTTTGCTATTATAGGTTTACTAGATTTATTACCCATTGTCAAAGTTCTTCCCTCTCCTGCTCCAAGCAATAAATATTGTAATGCATCATGTATATGTGAAAATCTATTCTTATTGGGCTTTTCATCATAGCGTTCCCCACTTACTTGAAGTCTACGATAATGATATCCTCCTGTAAATCCTTTGATTAAGTTATGACATTTTTTATCTACTAATAAACCACTTTCTCCATCAACCATTCTATTAAGTGTAGCATTTACAGATTCTAAACGTAAACTTACATCATTACTTGGTGCAGGTCTTGCCATAATACCTAAGCCTTTAAGTATTTGAAAAGGTGTGTTTTCATCTGTTTGTACTCTATGGTCGCCTGCAGGGTCGCCAAATATTTGGAATGGCCGTGGTAGATATTTTGTCATACTCATTTTCATGAGTTCTGCAAAACGAACAATACCCATATCTTCTGCAACAAGTTCTTCACAAACAACCCACCGATTTCTAATTTTCTGCGCAAAGACACACGCAGGAGTTAATCCAAAATCAATTCCAATATAAATAGGAAGTTGTGGTGCAAGGGCTAGTTCTCCTTTAGCGACATGAACATCTGTTCTAAAAGATTCATATACAGGTTTACCATCTTCTATGCGTCCTAGTTTATTTAAAACGTAGACATCTATCCATGATTTTGTTTTACCTTGTATAATATTTTGATAATAATTTGCTGTAAGATTTTTACTATTTTCTTGTTTCGGATTTTCTTTATAACTTTCTATTTCTTTTTCATTATTACGTTGTTCTAGTAATGCAGGTGGTTGATTCCAAAATTTCCAGTTATCAGGTGTTATCAACATCTTAGCTTCTTGTTTGCTTATATAATCTGGTATAATAGATTCACCTGACATAATACTCCACCAATGGTCTGTATCAGGGGGGTTGGTATCACAGATAACACCATACCAAGTCGGGCCGCCATCACGCATAGCAGGAAAACGACCCACACGCATAGAACAAGCATCAATAATTGACTTAGGAATTTCTCGTGCTTCATTTATCCATACTCCTGTAAGTTCCAAAGATAATAACTTTTTTACATCTTCAGGTCTATCTAAAGCTAAAAATATAACTTCTAAATCAATATCACCCTTTTTAATTTTATGTGTATAAGGAACACTCCATGTAAATGTTCCCCAATCTTCTTCAGGAAACCAATCTAACCATGTTTTAATCGTTGTTGTTTTAAGTTGTGGGTTTGTATTTCTTATAACTGCCCACCTTGATTTCCGTATTCCATCTTCTGATTTTGCTTGAGTTATAGCCGTTTTAATTATTTCTATACAACACGCTACCGATTTGCCTGAACCAACTGGCCCACGTATACCTCGAAAAAAACTTTTGTCTTTTAAAAAATTTTTAAGAGTATCACCATGCGGTTTATAATTTAGTGATGCCATAATCTATTGCTAATTTAATAAGTTTTTCTCGTGCGTTTTCTGATAAAGATTCAATAATTCTATCAGCTTCATAGTTTGTACATTGGTCTTTTGGGTAGTGTTTCATATGTTGAGTTTTAACAACTGTGCGTAATGTATCTACTTCTTTAATACTTAATCGTGTAAATAATGTCATGTTCTATATCGTTTGGTTTTTTTTGCTATTTTTGCAGGTTGTCTACTAAATTGTCTACCTAATAATTTATCTCTTCTTTTTTTACGAGTTGTTGCCGCATACTCTTTAGAGGATAAATTTTTTATTGCTTTTGAAGGAAGATAGCGTTCTCCTGTTTCAGAAGATTTTTTACCTGACTTAGTTCTCCATTTTTGTTTAGACCATTTAGATAATGAGTTTGATGATTTTTTTGCACCACTATAACCACCACCTGCTTTCTTGTAAGCCTTGACTGCGGCTTGGGCTTTTCTGCCTGACCATTGACCTGCACTTGTTCCATGACTAGCTTGTGCTTTTATACGAGCAACAATTCTTTTCCATAATGAAGGTTTTGTTTTTGTTGCAGAATGTTTACTCATTTTTTTGCTCTGTTAAATGATATAGAGGTAATTCTTATATTGGCTAGATTATTATTTCTAGGGTTGCCGTCTTTATGGTCTATATCTTTTTTATCATTTTTTTTTACTCTTTTAAGACGCATGAGAAGTCTACGCATTTTATTGCGGTGTGCTCTGTCTTTTTTTTGTGGCGAAGAAGATTGGAATTTATTATATTCGTCTTTATAATCTCTTTCCATTTTACTGATTTAAAATTAATTTTTTAGCCATACTTTCTGCAACTTCTTTGCTATACCCTTTAATCATTTTACCTTCTATATAATCTTTTATTTGCTGATTTTTATGTCTAAGCATTTCTTGTTTTTCATTATCTAATATTTTATTAGCAATGTTTTGCATTTTTTTTAATTTACTCATGCTGAATCACCACCACCTTTTCCAGTCATTCTATTTAACATTTTTATTTGTGAATCAGTTATAAATGCTCCTGCCATACCAAATCTATTACCAAGACTTTTTATCAATGCTCGTGTTATTTTAGTTCCTTTTTGAGCCATAGTTTTAAGTCTATTCATAAATTGTGTTCTTATTTGAGCTCGTTTATTTGAAACTTTAGGTGGATTATTTCCAACTCGTGCAGTTCCTTTTTTATCTACATTTACTGTTTTACTTCTATCTGTAATAGCTAATCTTTTTCTTTTATCCATAAGTCTTTTTCTTCTAAGCCTTCTTGAATCATTTGCTATTTTTGCTACTCCTGCTATTGTACCAGTTCCTGCTAATATTTTACCTGCGGTATTTTTACTTTCTTGTTTTGCACTTTTTTGTGATTCTCCTCCTTGAGTGCCTTTTGCACTTGTCCCTTTTGTTGACCTCACATCATCTGGTGAAACTTTTACATTTGATTTTTTTTCTGGAATTGAAGGTTTGCCCATAGGCTTTGGTATTACTCTTTGCTTAGTCATATTAGATTCTTTTTGTGATTGCCCATAACCTTTTGCACTTGGTTGTTCTTTATCAGAATCACCACCTCGTCTATACTGTCCCATACGAGCACGTAGTGTAAAGTTAGTTGGTTCTTTTCTTAATAATTTTCTTCTGCGTTCTCTAACTCTTTGTGCATTATCCATTTTTTTTTCTCCTTAATTTTTTAAAATCAGCATTAGTAATTTTATTACGGGGTTTTGCAACACGGGCAATTTTTTTTTGTTTAGGACTGAGTGCCATTTTTACCTTTCATTTTCATAATTTTTCTTTTAACACTAGCAGGTAAATCTTTAAAGTGAAATAATTTTTGACTTGTTTTATTATGCGACTTACCTGTATGTGTTTCTCCATTAGGCATTTTATGAGTACCACCTTTATGGACTGACCCATCTTTTTTATAATGAGCAACACCTTTCATTAGTAACCTTTTTTCATAGGTTTCTTTTTTTTC